TTCTTCTTCAGTAAAATTTATAGATGACATCTTATCGTCCTATCGTTCCATGTTTTGAGATGACATACGTACCGTTTGCCGAGCTGTTCCAAATCAAACGGCCCGCTGGAAGTTTGATATTTTTAACAAAATTCCAACGATCTCGTAACATTTTTTGTGCTTTTTCATCAGTTAAATCTTTAATTTTTACGGTCATTTTATTATCCTTTAATCATCGTTGAGTTTCAACTATAACATATCTTATCAATTTTGTAAATCTTTTTTTACTATCGAACTAAAACCGTTCTTCATCTCAACCGTTATGATCTCGTCAAATATACCTGCGAGCTCCTCCTTATGAGTGATTATGTATATTGACGTACCTTCCTCGCGTGCCTTTCTCTTTAGTAGTTTTGCAGCAGCAGCAACCCCGGAGCTATCAAGCCCAACGTCTAAAGCTTCGTCTAGTAGACAAATATTTACGGAATCGTGTAGACTTTGAAGAACATCCCTGAACGAAAAACTAAGAGCTATGTTAACTCGAGCTTTTTGACCGCTTGAAAGGTTGCCGTAGTCAAGCTCCCTGTCAAAATACGATATTTGTGCCGTCATCTCATGAGTAAACTTAACTGTGTGTTGTAACCCTAGCTCCTGTAAATATTCGGCAAGTCTTCTGTTTAGAAATGGTATGCTTTGATCTAGAAGCGACTTTCTTACGAAGCTATCTTTCTTCGTAAGAAGCTTTAACAAGAACTTTTGATGATCTAGAAACTCCTGAAGTTTGGACATCTCATCTAATGGCATCTGTGGAAGTTTGGTTTGTTTTAACTCCTCTATCATGCTAAGAAACGGGTTTTCGGTATTTTCTATCTCGTTAAGCCTATTCTTGTAATGTGTTTCGTTCGTTTTTAACGTTGTTATATCTTTTAAGCTATTAAATTTTAAAGATTTTTGATTATCTTTCATACCACTATCGATTTTTTTAAGAACTTCTTTTGTGTCATCAAGATATTTTAACGATCTTTCTAAATTACTTCCTAAAGTGTCTTGCTTATTGTGTATATTAGTTAGCATATCGTTAGAAGCTTGATAGTCCTGTTTACAATAAGGACATGTGTGATGGTCAAGCTGTTTAAGCTCGTTGTCTATCTTTTCAATATCTGTTATAAGAAGTTTTATTTCGTCCTCGATAGTTGATATTCGTTCTAATGTTTTCTTTCTTTCTTCTTTAAAGTCTTCTTGGATGTTCAATAACCTTTCTTGTTCTTCAATATCTCCCGAGTCTATATAATTTAACCCATTTTTCAAAGAATCATATTGAGTGTTTTTCTGTTCTTCCCAGTTTCGAGATTTTTCTTTGATTGATATTATATGTTGCTCATATCTTTTTTTCTCCTCTTGCATCATATATATCTCGGACGCCTTTGAATTTATGATAGTGTCGGTTTCTTTTATCCATGCCTTCAAAGAGTCTGCTCTTTGTGTAAGAATTGTAAGATTGAAGAGTTCTTCAATAATATCTGTCTGGCTCTTGCCGCTCGTGCTTCTAAGCGGTAGATTGAAAAAAGACATGTTTGTAGCAGAAAAGGTTACTATATGAATAAAAAGCTCGTATGGTATACCAACAATCTTAGCTATTAAGTCGTTAGAACTACTAATACTGTCCGGTGTGATGTCGTGACCTTCTTCTAATATCCTAACAGTTGTTTCTGGTGTTTTTCTTCCTCTATACACCTCATAATTTTTACCGTTTTTTTCAAATTCTACAGTCAATCTCATATTTTTCTTGTTGATATTGTTGATTAACTTATCCTTTGGCACATTGAGAAGCGGTTTGTCATAAAGACATATAACTAAAGCATTGATAATCGTTGATTTTCCTACACCATTAGAATCTATTCCTGCAGAATGATTATCAAGGTCTCTGCCAGATATGAGTGCTGTTCCTCCTTCTTTGAATACAAACTCCGTAGGAACATTTCCGTAACTCATTAAATTTTGAAAGGTAAGTTTTTTGAATTTTGTCATCTTATTCCTCTCTGTTCCTAAGGTCTGTGTATATTTCTTTTAGTAGCTCGTTATCTATCATTGATGATTCGATATTTGAAAGCATCTCTTGAACTAGTGAGTCTACGTTAGTGATATTGCTTGGAATATCTATATCTTCGGTTTCTGTGTGTTCTAGAATTTCATTAAGTTCAGGACTCTCTGTGTACGAAAATTCTCTTAATTCAAAATCCTTTAAGAAGAGTTCTCGTATTTCTGAAGCCTCTTCAAACGATATCTTAACGTCTACCATACACGATACTCTACCTTTCTCTTTAAAATCAAGGCTACCATTTAATGCGTCACTTAGTTTAATCTTGTAAAAAAGAGGGCAGTTTGTCCAGTTATGATACTTTACCTTGTTGTTCTCAATATCGTAAACAGCGCAACCACGATCACTGTCATTAACGTCGCCAAACGTAGTTGGAAATACGTTACCTATATACTCAATTCTCGTTTTTGGATCTATCTGTCTCTTATGAAAGTGTCCAGAAAATATCCTCTTAGGGCCAACAAATTGAAAAGGATCAGGACCTTTTGGCATAAGAGTGCCGTACGCAGTAATGGCGAATCCCTTGAACTCAAAATGACCTGCCCATACGTCAAGTGACTTATATTCCTTTAACCCTTCGTACTCATCATGAAACATGTAAGGACAAAAGAGCATTGAAATATCGTTAAAATTTACCTTCGTAGGTCGATCTATTACTTTAAAGTTTGAGAACTCGTTGAATGGAATTACAGAGTGTATTTCTCGGGTGTGCCTGTGATACAGATCGTGATTACCAACAACAAAGAATATAGGAAGGCCAAGATCATTTAGCATCTTGGCGCCTCTATAAGAATAATTCAATGTAATAATATTAAGATTACTTCTATTTTCGTTCCAATCACCTAAAAACCCTATAGCGTCTGCACCTTCCTCTTTTGCGATAGAACAAAACCAATTGATATAATCAAGGTTGTCTTGATTGTGCATCTCAGCGTTTGTTCTAGCTCCAAAATGAATATCTGTAAAAAAAGCTATCTTTTTTATCTTTTTATTCTTAAAATTCAATACTGTCGGTAATAAGGTCATACCCGTCTTTTCCTTCTTCGGCTTTTTTATCTTGAAGTTCGGCATCTAAACTATCTTTATACTCTTCTTGAAATTTATAAGAAGGAGTCATGCCTTGTCTTACGAGTAAAAGGTCTCTTATATTTCTAGACTTCTTTTCCCGATTTAATACCTGTTTGAACGCGTTTACGATACATGTAGAAAGGTATCCATAAACGTTTCCAGTCGGATCACATCGCCGCCATACACGACAAATTGTTTCAATTCCTTCAGCTATCATATCATCTTTGTAAGTGTACATAGCGAAAGATCTATCTTTTGCCCTATTCTGTGCGAGTAGCATTACGTATTTTGCAAACTCATTCGTCATCTGGTCTGCTTCAAGCGATTCACTTAAGGCCCTTTTTAAGTCTTTTGGTTTAAGATAATAATTACTTGGTACAATTTCTTCTTCAATGATCGGTTTCTCATTAACATCTTGCGTTGTATCATTTTCGTTTAGAATCTCAGAGATTGGATCTAGCGTTGGGATCTTCGTTAATGTCGCATTAGACATGATTATTCCTCGCACTTAAGTAGGCGTATGATTAATTATAATACAGTTGTTAAAAAAAGTTAACAGCGATTTTAATAATTGTGAGTGAATGAGAGATATTTTTATATCTCTCATTGATATAAATATAGTATAGATTCAATAACTATTTATACTTTTAAAAGGACACCTTGCCCATGGCGGACACTGGAGAAATTGAAAACGTTTTTAAGGTAAAATTGGAAGAGGCTAGAGCTGGCGGATCAGCAAGCTCCCTTTCTAGGGTAGTATTTCACGTCACTCCAGATCTTATTGAGAACCAGAACGTTATGTATAAAATGATTGATCCGGTTCATGCTCCTGGACAAATGTACGCGTTTGAGAAATCTTCTTCAAGAACTTTTAACATTGGAAACGCGATGATGGTTTCAAGAACTGTTAAAGAGGCCGATAGAAATTTAAGGTATCTTTGGATGCTTAGAGGCTGGACAAAACCCGCTTTTGGTGCCTCGAGAACCGGCCAAGATTCTCGAGATACTAGAGACCGAATGGAAGGAAATGCTGTTAGTGGAACATCAGCTAACGGTTTAAGAAATTCAGCAACTGAGGCGCAAGAGAGATCATCACAAGGATCAAATTATACAGATATAGTTCAAGGTCAACCGCCCAGAGTTTTATTACTTACGGCCTACTCTAATGGTCAATATGGAGTTGCGCAACACATCAATAAAGTTCCAGTCGTGATCAGTGTGCTCACTATACCCTATCCAACAGATGTTGATTATATTTATACAACAAGTGGTATACCAATGCCTACTATACAAACATTAGATATAAGTCTTATTGAAACACATAGTCCAGTTGAGTATTTAAGATTTAATCTAGGCGAGTATCGCCGTGGCGTTCTTAGAGGATTTTAATTATGGCGTTTAGATTAAGCACTCCTTCAACAAACAATTCTTCAAAGCAACGAAAGAGTCGTTACACGCAAGGTGGGGTTGTTGACGTTTATCCTAACCGTCTTGGTTGGTGGGAAGCCCGTACTATTCCTAGAGCCATAGATGATATTACTGTTATTATACAACCAGAAGAAGATATGAGACCTCACCGTGTTGCCTATAGAATGTATAGAAATGATAAACTCGCGTGGTTAGTATTGCAGTATAACAGAATTGTTGATCTTACAGAAGAGTTTAGAGCTGGTCAAAAAATAATAATACCGTCAGAAAGAAGGGTCCATACCGATTTACTAAATAGATCTAACTCTGGTAATACCATACGTGCGGTGTAAATAATGTCAAAACCTTCAAACGTACTATCAGCATTTAGAACGTACTCATATCATCATATAATGGTCATGTGCAACTCTTCCGATACCGCTAACGCACTGGCAAATAGCGGAAAACTTTCGTTATACGATAGACCTAATCCAGAAGAGCTGGAGGTTCAGACTGTTGACGGAAATGAATCACAGCAATATATAACACTTATAAACGGTATGTACGATACTCAGTATCATATAGTTGACGTTGAGTTCGATGCAACTCTTATTAATTCTAATTCTGTTAAAGGACACACACAGTTTAGCACTATTGATGGATCTGGAATAATTCAGGTTCAAGAAACCCTTGGAGCCCGTTTTTTAAATAATTTAGTGGGATCTACGCTGTTGCTTCGAGGTTCAATGGACACAAGCATTTTCTTATTGAAAACTATTTTTGTTGGTCATCGGTATGACGGCAGTACAGAAACAATAAGCAACGTAAGGCCTCTTTATTTTATTATATCAGATATAGAGTCACAGTTTGATATTACCGGTGCTACGTATAATATTACAGTTGTGAACGCGGCTGCAGGGCCTGGAAAGCTTCTAAAGTATTGTTCTTGCGCTGACGGTTTTTCTTTTAATATCAGTAAAAACTCTGATGAAACCCCAACCGTGGAATCAGCCCTCACTGAAATGGCTGCAGCGCTCACTCAAACATATACCTCTAAGTCTGCAGCTGAGGTAGCCAAACACGAACAAAAATCGACAAGTCCTGAAAAGATAAACACTTATAAAAAGATAGTTTACAAAATAATATTAGATGATGATTACCGTAAAGCTGAATTTAAAGCAGGAACAGCAGAACTCGCTTATAAACAAACAAAAGGTACGAATGATACAATTATTATTGCTGACGGTGACGTTATATCTATAGACTCTTTAATTTCAAAAGTAATGATGTCTTCTTCAGAGATCGCAAGTTTTGATAATAAGATACATGAAGACGGTTTTAGACGACAGTACAAGATAATATCAGGAATTAATTCAACTGCGGATATTGTAGAAGTTACCTATTATGTCGTTAGATGTATAGCACCGGTGTTACGTTTAAAGGTCGGAGAGGACCCATATTCTGCCAACAAGATTGATCCTGACGCAGGAACTCGTTTAGAGTTTGATTATATTTTTAGCGGAAAGAATATAGACATAAAAAGTTTTGATCTTTCAATGCCAAGTGGTTTAGCATTCCTTCAAACACTTGTGACAACTCAAAGTATGCCTAAGACTAAAAATGTGTTCAATCACGATAACAATAATACAGTTACACCAGGAAACGGGCCACCATACGTACACAATACCGGAGATCCAAGTGCAACTCCGGTTCAGACCGCACCTATAAACTCTCGTTCTAATCTTACTAATAATAAAAGAGTGAGTCCTGAGATTACATCGTATGCATCACTTATATCTAGACAGGTTATGAACACCAACGGCGCCGCGTCTATTACCATTTTCGGTAATCCGCAACTTCTCAATGATTCAGTGATGAATCCTCAAGACTTGTTGAATGGTACAGTAGAACCTCCTAACGTTATCACTGTTGATACGCCAGGAGTTGATGATTCAGAGCCTGATAATGTTCTCATGAATCCTTACAAGATTCCAGGTTTTGTACGAATAAATGTCTATATGCCTAACTTGACGAGCAAAGGGTATAACGCCGAGGACCCTCTTTACGAGCAGTTTTGGTATCAGGGTTGGTATCTTATTAACCAGGTAACTAACAAATTTTCTTCTGGCGAGTTTACACAAGATTTAAAGCTTATTGCCATAAATCAAGAGTTTGGGGAGGCTGATATTGGTTCAGACGCAAGTAAGGGCCAAGAAGATACAGGACAAAGTTCTGACGCGTCATCAGTACCTGAAGCTGAAGGAAGAGAGAGTACCTCTGTTCAGAGTGTGAAGAACAATCATTCAACTAAAGCTTCAACATCAACCGTAAAGAAACAAACAGAAAATATCATAAATCCAGAGGGTGGTAGGGTAAGATTTGCACCCGCAGGAAGACTAAGGACTTAATAATGATAATAAACGAGTTATTAACGCAAAATCTTTCAACAATGTCCCTTCAGTCTTTGACTATTGGGCTTGTTATAGATACTAATGATCCTCAACAAATGGGTCGTGTGAGATGCTTTTGTCCTTTCTTTGGGGATACTGATGAGAAACAGATAAAAAATGTTCCTTGGGCTATCCACGTGTCTCCTCTTTCTGGCGTAACAACCTTTGGAAGACGTGGTGCAGAAGCTAATAACATTACTGGTCCAGTTTCTTATGGAATGTGGGGTACCCCTAAAATTGGTGCTTATTGCCTTGTTGGATGCATTGAAGGATCTTCTGATCTTAGATTTTGGATGGGTTGTATTCATCCTCAGTATCTTACGCATACTATGCCTCATGGAAGATTCACATGGATTGACGAGAGAAATGGAATTCCAGACGGACCTCTTGATACGATTGAGAATCCTATAAACCCACTTTATAATAAGTTAACGCAACACTTTACCACGCGCAATGAGGTTGAGCGTGCTCCTGGAACACCTAGCGATCCTCGTAGAAATATGGAATGGAGAACGAGAGGTGTAGATAGACAAGTAGCCGCGCTAGACGAGACGTATCTTGAAGCTGTTCCAGAGGATGATCGTCCTAATAGTTCTGTTGTTGATCATCGAACTGGAGATTTTTTTATCGTAGAAGAAGAGGACGGAACAGAGTATACTATTGATGGACAAGGTTATGGAATAAGTCAACAAGAACCTGATATTAATTATAGAACAACAGGTGATGTTAACTATGATAGCCATATATACTCTTGGACTACTCCAGGCTTTCACAGTATATCGATGGATGATAGACACACTAACTGTAGGATGAGAATGAGAACTATTGGCGGTCATCAGATAATAATGGATGACACCAATGAGAGAATATATTTAAACACTGGCGGCGGTAAGACATGGATCGAACTCGACTCTGAAGGTAATATTGATATTTACGCGGGTAGAAATATATCAATGCGCGCTAGTGGAGATATGAATTTTTTCACTGATCAAACGTTTAGAGTTCAGGCTTCTAAAGGAATACATCTAAGAACAAACGGTGAGATGCGAACTCATAGCGACGAAGACACGCACATAAGGTCTGAAAAGAATATAAGAACGCACTCAGCGGAAGAGACCCGCATGCAGGCAGAGAAAGATTTTCATGTTCGTACAGCAGGGTCTTTGTTTGAAGAAGCTGGAAAAGATACACACATTATTGCTGGGTCTACAATGTATATCACAAGTAAGTCGAATATGAATATAAAGGGTGGTGGAGAGACTCGTGTAACCGCGGTTGATAGTATGAGCATGCTCAGCGGTGATATAATGTATCTTACCGGCGGAGACGATATACATCTAAACGGTCCTCCAGCAGAAGAAGCCGAACAAGCTACTCAATCACAAGAGGCGCTAGAGAAGCACGCTTACTGGACAGCTCGTGTGCCGACACACGAACCCTGGGCAAGAGTATTTATGAAGGAGAAGGGTGAAGGAGGTGCTGATAATGATGGTGCAACCGTTGATATTCCTAATAGTCATACACCTGAGATGGGTTATAATGATCCAAGAGTAAATAAAGAGACAGAGAGAAGCACTGAAGAAAAATATCAACGCAACGGTTTATGGCATAGGTAATGAGAGGATATTATGGCACTCTATAAAGGATTTTCAACATTTGAGTTTCAAAGAAGAAAAACATTCAAAGTTAATGATATAGAACTTGTTAAACTTGACCTTCTTAATCATATATTTACTCTTCGTGGAACACGATTAATGATGAGTGAGTTTGGAACTCAGATACCTGAACTTGTATTCGAACCTATGGACGCTGAACTTATTCAGACCATAGAACAAGAAGTTATTGAAGTTATTAATTTTGATCCTAGAGTTGAGCTCATTGAGATACAAACACTTCCAGACTATAGCGTTAGATCATTAAAAGTTGCGGCGAGAGTTTTATATGTAGAGCTTAACACTGTAGATAGTTTAGAATTAAATATTCAGATGTCATAAAATACGTAATACAATATAAACCGTTTATAAATATACGTAAATAGTTATTTTAAGGATCTAATAATGGCGAGACAGATATCAAGAGCTGATGCATGGGAGAGAGCTCACCAGATATTCACGCAGGTGAATTTTACAGCATTTGACTACAACACCGTAAAAGAGAGTCTCCTTGACCACATTAAGGTTTTCTTCCCCGAACAGTTCAACGACTATATCGAATCAAGTGAGCTGATCGCTATCTTAGAGCTTTTTGCATACGTTGCAGAGCTAGTTAGCTATCGTCTGGACCTTAACGCGACAGAGAACTTTATCACAACTGCTGAGAGAAAGGAGTCTATACTTCGCCTAGCAAAACTTATCTCGTACAAGGTGTCTCGCAATATTCCTGCTCGAGGTTTAGTAAAGATAAGTTCTGTACAAACTACGGAATCCTTGATAGACTCTGCTGGAAGAAACCTAGCAGGTCGTAAAATTATCTGGAACGATCCAAACAACCCAGATTGGAAAGAGCAGTTCTTGCTTATTATGAATAAGGTTCTAGAACAAGACTTTGGTTCTATTAACCCCAATGAGCGCATTCAAGTTGATGATGTTCTTTTTGAACTGTATAATTGGAACAACACTCCTCTAAGTCAGGCTGGTCCTTCAGTATTTTCTTTCTCAGCTGCTGTTGCTGGTGACGTTTATCCTATGGAACTCGTTCCTATTGAACTCACAGAAAGCGGTCCAATAGAACGTCGGCCAGAAATTAACGCGAAATTCTCATTGCTCTATGCTTCAGATGGAGTTGGTGATGGAAGTGATACTACAGGATTTCTTCTCTATGCCAAACAAGGTACACTTAACTTTAGAACACAAACGTATGATGGATTAACACCTAATATCACCACTGACATTAATATTGACAATATTAATGAGACTGATGTGTGGATAAACAATATTGACCCGTCAACTGGAGAGGTGCTTTCAGAAGATCCTTTGTCAGAGTTTTTTAATCACACTACAGATACCGACAGACGATTTGGTGAGTGGACAGAAGTTGAGACATCTTCTGGGCAAAACGTTCTTTTTAATACTACAACCGGTAGTAGAAAGTATGAGATTGAGACTCTTGATAATGACCAGATAAGAATTATTTACGGCGACGGAGAGTTTGCCGATATACCAAGTGGCACTTTCCATATATGGTATCGTACGAGTGCTAATGAAGATATTGCTATTCCAGATTCGTCAGTAGTAGATCAAACGACAGTATTCAATTACATTGATACAGTTGGAAACGTGCAAACGTTCACGTTCACATTCAGTCTCATCAATAGCCTCTTAAACGCGAGTGCATCAGAAGATTTAGAGCATATCAGAAGAGTTGCACCCAGCGTTTATTACACACAGAACCGTATGGTAAGCGGTCAAGATTATAACACGTTTCTTTTAAGAGACCCTTCAATTCTTAGACTTAGAGCCATAAATAGAACTTATGCTGGAGACAGCAAGTATATCGCGTGGAACGACCCTAGAGAGAACTATGATAACGTAAAGATCGTAGGAGACGATCTTGCACTATATTACGTAGAAAGAGCTCCAGACCGCGGGGATACTATAAATATTTCTCAACCTCTTAACAGCGATCAACTTATTCAAAATTATATAGAACCTTTACTCTCTTCAACTGATTTTTTCTCGGTTCTTGCTCCAGAATTAGAAGAGCTTGGAAAGAATCCAGCTGAACTAAGAAGACTTTTTAAAGCCGAACAATATGTGTATAATCCTGTTACACCCGGAATAACCGAGATAGATGCTATTAAGGATGCAATTGTCACAGCAACAACAACAACGCCAACTGTTGATCTTTATTATAGCGCTATATATGATGAATGGACCGTAGGTCCACATCCCTGTGTGCCCAATACTAACGTGATTGATTGCACTCTTGGAGCTGGAAATGAGATATGGATGATACGGGTTGAAGCTGTATTTAGTGGTAGCAACTTAAGTGGTTGGACGATTAACTGGAGAACTAAGCGTTTAATAGCTCAAAGTGCAGAGACCCGTTTCTGGAACGCTAATGAAGGTACTCTTATAGATTTTAATACCTTAAATTCGGTAAGAGATAAGATAACAGTTCTTTCTGCGAACGTAAACTCAACCGGCGATGGTATTCTTGGAGAGAACAGAAATTATCCAGCACTTAAATTAGAGAGCCAAGAAGTTAATCTACCAGGTGCAGGTTTACCAGATACGTCAAGATTGCGGGTTATCACCTCTGATCTAAACTCTGATGGTGTACCTGATAATATAGCGCAAGAAGATTTCTTTGTAGCTGAGTACACCGGTACATGGGAAGATTTTGAACGTAGAGGACTTGTTGGTGTAGATCCTATTGATAACGTTACAACATTCTTACAGCTACCTAATGGAAAACTTATAAACAACA